GATACAATGAAAGAGTATTTCAAGAACAATGTATCTGTCGATGAGATTCCACCACAGGAATTATCAGATTATCTGTCTGCTGATTTGAAAGCTACTCAGCAATTGAGTGACTCTATCTACCGAAGACTCAATACAGTAGACAACTCTAGTCTCATGGAGACTGTGATATTTACTAACCAAGTAGCTACAACTCTTGCTAAGATATATCAACGTGGGTTTACTGTTGACATAAATGCTCTAGACGCAGTACGTGTAGAGTTTGAACAAGAGAAACAAGATATAGAAAGGAGACTAAACAAACAAGTAAAAGAACTAATGGGTGATACACCTATCAACTTAAACAGTCCTGAGCAGATGTCTTGGGTTATCTATAGTAGAAAACCTATTGACAAATCTTTGTGGGCAAATGACTTCACACCATACATGGATGTCACAGACTACAGACAGATGGTAGCTAGTAAGTCAAACATTGTATACAAAACAAAAGCAGAACAATGTCCTGAATGTTCAGGAGCAGGACATATTAGAAAGGTAAGGAAAGATGGAACACCTTTTGCTAGACCTACCAAATGTAGTGCTTGTGACTCTAGTGGCTACCTATTTGTGCCTGACAAGCATGTGGTAGGTGGACTCAAGTTTAATGCACCTAATGCTAAGTGGGTTAGTGCCAATGGTTTTAGTGTCAACAAGACTAATCTAGGCACTTTGTATACTATTGCCAAACAAAAAAATATGACTAATGCTATGAACTTCTTATCAGACTTACAGAGACTATCAGCATTAGATACTTATCTGTCATCTTTTGTTGAAGGAATACAAACACACATCAAGCCTGATGGTAAGTTGCATGTGCGATTACTACAACACAGAACTGCAACAGGCAGGTTTAGTGGTGCTGACCCTAATATGCAGAACATGCCTAGAGGTGGTACGTTTCCTGTGAAGAAAGTATTTGTATCTAGATGGGAAGGTGGCAAGATACTTGAAGCTGACTTTGCACAGTTAGAGTTCAGAGCTGCTGCATTTTTATCACAAGACCAAACTGCAATGAAGGAGATTGAAGATGGATTTGATGTTCACAGTTATACTGCTCGTGTTATTAGTGATGCTGGTGAAAAGACTTCTAGGCAAGAAGCAAAAGCACATACCTTTGCACCACTCTACGGAGCAACAGGATTTGGAAGGACACCTTCTCAGGCTACATATTATAAACACTTCACGGACAAGTACAAAGGAATCGCATTATGGCACACCAAATTGGCTAAAGAAGTTATGACCACAGGTAAGATAAGGATACCTTCAGGTCGAGAGTTTGCCTTCCCTGATGCCAAGAGATACTCAAGTGGTAAGATAACGCACTTCACGCAGGTTAAGAATTATCCTGTACAGAGCTTTGCTACTGCCGACATAGTTCCTCTTGTGCTGATGCATATAGATAAGCTAATGTCTTCATTACAATCTTGTGTTGTCAATAGTGTACATGATTCCATAGTGATTGATGTTCATCCCGCTGAAGAGCATCAAGTATTATCTGTCTTAAAGTCAGCTAATGAACAACTACTAAGTGTTATTAATACTAAGTTTAATATAGATTTTAATGTTCCATTATTACTAGAAGCAAAAATAGGTAATAATTGGCTTGACACTAAAGACGTTATGTAGTATATAAAAAAAATTATTTTAGATGGAAGGATAAATATGGCAGTAGATTTTATAGAAAGATATGAACTAGACATTGAAATTTGTGATGAACTTGTTGATTACTTTTGGTCACATAAAGATAAACATGCTGAAGGAAGAACTCATGCAGGAGTGAACCTTGAAGCGAAAGAAAGTACAGATATGGTTATATATCCCCCTAGGGTTCAACATATGGCAGGACAAACCGAACACCCCTGCCTTACTAAGTATCGAGAACACTTATCAGCTTGTATAGGAAGTTACGTCAATAAATTTCATTATATAAAAGAAGGCTGTTCTATCGGTTTAACTGAACCTTATAACATACAATTGTACAAAAAAGGTGGCGGATTTAAGATATATCATTATGAAAGATGTGGTATTTTTGATAAAACTGTTAAAAGACTCCTTGTTTTTATGACCTATCTTAATACAGTACCTGATGGTGGAACAGAATTTAAGTATTATAATCACATAGAAACTGCAGTTAAAGGTAAGACTATAATATGGCCCTCTGATTGGACTCATACACATAGAGGTCAAATTTCAAATAACCATGAAAAAATTATTGCTACGGGTTGGATAACTTATTTATGGGATATGCCACAATAAATTAAATTATGTAAATAATTGCCTTGACACCAAAGACGTTTTGTGATATAACAATAAAACTTTAATAAAGGAGAAAATATAAATGAGTGATTTAGTAACTATAGATACTTCCAATTATGCCGCAATGGCAAAGGCTATGGGCATAGCAGGAGAGAACACTTCTACAGATAAGAAGTCTAATACTCTGCCAAGGTTAAAGATAAACCATTCACCTATTATGGGTGAAGCAGAAGTACAAGGCAAGTCTATGAATGTAGAAGTTGTGCAAGGTGGCACATACAAGTTGGATATACCTGACGATAAGGCTGTATATTCATCTTCAGCTACCATAAGACCTTTTCTACAGCGATTTATGTACAAAAGGTTTCTTAAGAATATGAATGCGAAGCCTGGCGAGCCTATGGGTACGTATCATAAAACTCTTATGGCGGATAATCTCAACATAGACCTGAAAGATAATCAAGGTGGGTTTAATTGTGGTAAGCCATCAGGGTACATCCAAGACTTCAAATCATTACCTGAGAAGACACAGGAGCTTATTAAGCAAATAAAAAGAGTTCGTGTTGTATTTGGTTTAGTTGACTTAGTTAATCCTGTAGACGAAAAGGGTAATGGAGTTGAGATAGACAGTCAACCATTCATATGGGAGATTGATAATAGGGATGCCTTCAAGATAATGGCTATGCCTTTTACTAAGCTATCTCAAATGAAGAGACTACCTGTTCAGCATAACGTAACTCTTGGTACAGAGCAAAGAAAGTTGCCCAATGGTAATTCCTTTTATCTTCCTACTGCAAGTCTAGATATGTCTAAGACTATTGATTTATCTAATACAGACCAAGAGATGTTTGCTAACTTCCTATCTTGGGTAGAAAACTACAATAGTTATATCATCAGTGAATGGGATGCTAAGGCAAGTCACCACGATGAAGATGATAACTCTGTAGTTAGTGACTTCATAGATATTGAAGAAGAGGTAGCCTAATGCAACACCGTGGTGAATTGGCGATTAGTCAGTACTTAGAGAATGCTTCTAAGGGCTTGACATCAATGAGTGATGAGACTATCAATCGTGTAGGCGAAGAAATAAAGGAAGCACTCAAACGTCAGTTTGCAGGTGGTAATAAACGAGATGGGTTTAAGTTGCGTATGTCTAACATTGGCAGACCTTCCTGTCAGTTATGGTTTGAGAAGAACAAACCTGAGACTGCGTTACCTAGACCCACTACGTTTGTTATGAACATGATGATTGGTGATATAGTTGAGTCTGTATTCAAGGCACTACTAACTGAAGCTAAAGTATCATACAAAGATAGTGATACTGTAGCCCTTGAAATTGACGATAAAACTACTATATCAGGTTCATACGATTTAGTTGTTGATGATGCAGTTGATGATATCAAGTCCGCATCTGATTGGTCTTACAAGTATAAGTTTGATTCATATGAATCGTTAGCATCAGGAGATAGCTTTGGCTATGTTGGACAGCTTGCAGGTTATGCAAAAGCATCAGGCTACAAAGCAGGTGGTTGGTGGGTTGTAAACAAAGCCAATGGTCAGTTTAAATATGTTCCTGCTAATATTGATATGGATGAAGAACTTGCCAAGATAAAAAAGAATATCCAAGCAGTTGAATCGGAAAAGCTAGTACGGTGCTTTGAACCTGAACCTGAAACCTTTAGGGGTAAACCTACAGGTAATATGGTACTAAATAAAAACTGTACATTTTGTTCATATAGACAATCTTGTTGGGAAACTCTTAGAGAATTACCTGCACAGATGTCTCAGGCTAAAGAACCTAAGATGGTTCAGTATGTTAAGATGAAAGGAGAATAACATGAGTAAGTCAATAGATGAACTAAAAGCTAATATTGAAGAAATGGAAAAGCAATTAGCTGAAGCAAAGAAAGAGTATCGTGAACTACGTACAGCAGGTTTACGAGATGCTATGGAAGCTAGGAAAGCAGCTGACGAAGCAGTAAAGGAAGAACTTAAAAACTTAGGGTATTCTAATACTTATTCGTACAGTAATCCATTTATTTCTTGGCGAAACTTCTAGGTGTCTCCTCATAAAATAAGAAGGGATGCACTAAAGCATGGGTATAGGAGTGGGTTAGAGCATACTATCTCACTCTACCTAACTAAGTTGAAACATAGCTATGGTTATGAATCAATCAAGATAGAATGGGAAGACCTAGCCTACAGAACCTATACCCCTGACTTTATACTAAACAACGGAATTATAATAGAAACTAAAGGAAGATTTTTAGCTATAGACAGAAGAAAACACTTAGCTATACAAAAGCAACATCCTGATTTAGATATTAGATTTGTATTCACTAACAGTAGAAGTAAACTAAGAAAAGGTGCTAAATCTACGTATGGTCAATGGTGTGACAAACATGGTTTTAGGTACTACGACAGAATAATACCTGAAGATTGGCTCAAAGAAAAAGGTAAAAACAAACACCCCAAATTTATTAAGTTTGCAGGGAATAAAGTTAGGAGAATCAAATGAAGAATATACTAAGTAAAATAAAGCCAGAAGATTTTGTGATAGGAATCAGACCTGACATGGATGAGAATAATGTATGGACAGGGGAGATTCATATGAGTATTGTAACAGATAAAAACAATCCCCTAGACGATGATGACTACTACTCACTTCTTGCTTTCTGCAAAGTCATTTGTTCCTCTGTTCCTGCTATGGAAGAAGATGATTATATACGAAAGAAATTAGAAGATAAAGCTATTGAATTTGACGAGTATACAGATGCACCCCAAAAGATTTGACGAGTATACAGATGCACCCCAAAAGAAAAAAGGAAAAGTTGTTGACAAACAGGGCAATGTTGTGGTATTGTCTTTTGACGCAGAGACTAAGGGAAATGCATAGTGGAAAGGTATATGGACTACATGGTTACAAAATTACAGGAAGCAGAACAGAAAAAAGAAGACATGGTTAATCATCCTGCTCACTACAACAAAGCAGGTATAGAAACAATTGATGCAATTGGAGCAGCTACCAATGAAGGCTTTAAGTATTACTTACAAGGTAATATATTAAA